CTGGGTCTTCCAAAATCTAAGGATACAGATGCAGTCATCAAATATTTTGGTGACAGATCTCGAAATCTAAAGGGAATCTTTGATTTAGGTCGTGTCGCCCTGCCCATGTTCACTGCCGTTGGTGATTATATTCTCGACTCGGCATGTGGAGGCTTAGCTCAAGATAATGAGCTGGACGCATTCCTTTCTGGTTACAATAAGTGGGCGGGTGAAGTGTTCTCTTTGATGGATAACACTTCTGCGCCGTTAGCCGTTCGTCTCGAGAAGGATGAGAAATTAGTTTTTCTGGTCGATCGTCTTTTCAAAGAAGGAATGGCTTTTGCGGGATTGTTGAACACAAAGGGTCTTCGTTCAGAGTGCACGCTCCACTTCCATCGTACTTTCAAGTTGGTGGAAGAAGCGCGTCGTCTGTGTGATTACACTGGTGTGTTCGGTAACCGACCACGAATGAAGCCGGCCGTCTTTCTGCTTTTTGGCGAAAGTGGTGTTGGCAAGTCAGGAATGGCTTGGCCACTTGCTTGCGATCTGCATTGCGCTTTGAGCGATACGCTCGAGGCCGCAAGGGAATTCTCTACTGAGATTTATTTCAGAAATACCGAGCAGGAATTCTGGGATGGTTACGCTGGACAAAATGTCGTAGTTTACGATGATTTTGGTCAGCGTGGCGATTCCCAGGCTGCTCCTAATGAGGAGTTCATGGAATTGATCCGAGCTGCCAATTTGGCACCATATCCTCTGCATATGGCGAGTTTGGAGGAAAAGAAACGCACGAAGTTCTGCTCTAAAGCTATTATTCTCACGAGTAATGTGCTGGAACAGAGCGTGAATTCACTGACTTTCCCTGACGCCTATCGGCGTAGGATTGACCTGTGTGGCAAAGTTATCAACAAGGACGAATACACGAAAGACGGAGAAAGTCTCCAAACAGGTAAGACTGTGAAGAGACTTGACACGTCTAAGTGTGACGGTCCAGTTGATACCAAACCTTATTTGGTTCAACTCTACAATGCTGAGACCCAGCAACCGATGTGCGGTGATGATGGTCGCATTAAGACTATGGATTATGAAGAATTCGTCATGGAGGCTTTGGCCATCATGAAGAAATCTCACAAGCAATCCATGGCCATGAATGTGGCCCTTGAGGAACGCCTTACGCCTGCCCGTTTCGCAAAGTTGCATCCTGTTCGGTTCCAAGCTGGTGCTTTCGAACCGGAAGTCGAAGAAGAAATTTTCGAAGATGCTTGCACTCCAATGAAATGGAGTGAATTCTGTGACACCATGCGAACGACAGTCAAAGAGCAATTCTCCAAGTATGCCACTCTAAAGAGTGGTTTAATCTTGGCAGTGCTAGCATTATCTGGTTTTGGCATTTGGAAGTGGTTCTCTGCACCTAGCGCCAAGAACAAACACCACCAACCCAACACTGTTGTCGAAGCTTTTGCTTCTGGTGATAATCGAACACGAGTTCAGCCGGTCTTGGTGACCGAAGCTCAAGTCTCTGGCGATTCCCAAACCAAGAAGATTCAGGTTACTGTGACGGAGGGAGATGACATTGCTGTTGAAGCTTTCACCTCCGGTGATCCTCGTACTAGTCGAGTTCCTAAGACTCGTGTAGAGGCTTCTAGCTCTGGTGATAACTTCACGGGCAAAGCACGCTCCATTCTAATGGAGAATGCGCCCTTAGAAGTCGAATTGGAGGCTTGGAAGGATGCTACAGCTCAAGATTTGATTTCCCATCGGATCTTGAGTAATTTATACAAGGTATGCAGACGCCGAGACGGTGTTAAGACTACAGTTCTTAATGGACTATTCGTTCGTGATACCGTCATGTTGACTCCTCGCCACTTGTTGAATTATTTCAATGTGAACGATGAAATTGTGCTTGAGAATATCTTCGGCACGATTTACGAACAACCGTGGTCTGTAGTTAAAGTGCAATCTATCGCTGCTAGCAATGGCTATGATAAAGATGCTGTGCTACTGCAGTTCCCACGTCAGGTTCAAGCTCACACTGATATTGTGAAACACTTCCAGACTATGCCTGAGACTAGCGTTCGTCGTGTTGATGTGTGTTTGCCCACTTTGCGTAGTGTGGCCAATCGCAGTATCATTACGATCCTGGGTAATACCAGGGCTTCAATGAAGTGCTTAGCCTTAGCATCTGGAGACACTGTTCTCAACATTCGGGACTGTATCGAGTACGAGCTCAATACCATCAGTGGCGACTGCGGTGCCCCAGTTATCTGTAACGAGACATCTATGTGTCGCAAGATTGCTGGAATCCACATTGCAGGTGCTACTGATGGAAGTAGAGCTTATGCTCAGTCGGTTACGCAAGCAGACCTGAATCGCGCTTTGGATTCCATGAGTGGAATCGTGAAGACGGATTTGGACTTATTGCCTAACTTTGCAATACGCCCCGTCACTCTGCAGTTCAATACCGAACTTGAGAGTGCTGAAGTTCTAGACTTGTTGCAGATGCCTGCTCCCCTTTTTGGGTTTGTAGGTGTTTGTTCTCGCCCCCCCTTTGCCATGAACAAGACTGACATCATTCCTTCCGTAATCCACGGAGCTGTACATGAGCCTACAACGAAACCTTGTATAATGTATCACAAAGATGTGAATATTATGAACAAGAATATCGCTAAATGCTCAGTGAACACTCCCTATATTCCGAAAGGTGAGGTTGATCAAGCTGTGACTGAAGTTAAATCTTTGCTCTTAAGTGGTCGAGATTCACGACTAGCTAGAGTGCTTACTTTTGAGGAAGCGATCGCTGGTAGTGAGGATTCGACTTTCCTTGGAGCAATCAACCGCGGAAGTTCTGCTGGTTACCCTTGGGTTTTGGAACGCAAGGGTGGCACGCATGGTAAGACCGGTTGGTTGGGAAATGATCAGACTTATATTTTTGACGCTGATGTCAGGCGTGCAGTCATGCATCGCTTGAACAACGCCAGGGATGGAGTTCGAATTCCAGTCGCCTGGTCAGCCACTCTGAAAGATGAGAGGCGGCCAATTGAGAAGGTAAACGCACTCAAAACCCGTGTGTTTGCTAACGGTCCGATGGACTACACCATTGCAGTTCGCATGTACTTCCTTGGTTTTGTTGCCCATGTTATGGAGAACAGAATCGAGAATGAGCAATCGCTCGGTACGAACCCAGTCGGTTATGATTGGACCGCAACTGCTAAGGTGTTGAGCCGTTTTGGAAAGAAGGTCTTCGCTGGAGATTTCTCGTCTTTTGATGGAACTCTGAACTCTTGTATCTTATCTCAATTCGTTGAGGTGGTGAATGCTTTTTATGATGATGGAGCTGAAAATGCCCGAATTCGTGAAGTGCTTATGTTGGATGTCTATAACAGTGTGTGGATGTGTGAGGGCAAGTATATTGCTCTTTCACATTCGCAACCGTCTGGAAATCCGCTCACTACATGCTTGAACTCGTTTTATAATAGCGTATCCATGCGTATTGCATACAAGAGATGTGCGAAGATGGCTGGTGTAATTGCACCGCCCTTCAATACCGTTGTTTCAATGGTGTCGTATGGTGATGATAACGTCATCAATTTTTCTGACAGCATTGTCGATTGGTTCAACCAATTGACAGTGACAGAGGCTTACGCTTCATTTGGTATGATTTATACTGATGAAGCTAAGACTGGTGAATTAGTCGCTCATCGTTCATTGTCTGAGGTGGCTTATCTCAAACGAGGTTTCCGTAAGGTGAACGGTATCTACCGCGCCCCTATGGCGATTGAGACTCTTCGCGAGACTCCAAATTGGATTCGCTCATGTCCTGATCACGAACTTGCTTGCAAGATGAATGTGGAGGACGTGTGCCGAGAGTTTGCTCAATATGAGGAAGCTGTCTTTGACAGAGAAACCCAACCACTAATCAAGGCCTTCTACGAGAAGACTGGGATTTATCCAGAGGTTAGCACTTATGCTACTTATCTGGAAGAAGTGGACAGGGAAATGGGAATGTTGGTTTAACTAACACCCCGAATTCAGCTTAGTGCCTACGCAAATGGGTACTAGGTGTTGATTTTTAATTTGCCACAGTGAAGTGTACACTCCGACCGTCAAGTCGTTAAACTGTCCGTCAGAGTGGACGTTATCACTCCACGTTTTATGCTCAGAAAAAGCCAAGAACGTGTCAAGACGTCGGACGCCCTAATTGCCGACAGCCGCCAATACCATCGGCGCTCTATCATGTACAATACAAGAAGTATGTGATTTTGCGTCACATATGGAATGGAGTATCGGATAG